ATAACCTTCACCGGCGACTGCTGTAAAACCTGAAGTTTTAACTGTTGTTTGCCAATTAACGGCACCTGTTGCACCAAAACCATTTGCAGTTCCATTGTTCGTAATTGTTACACCAGCAGGAATTGTAAATGTATCCCCACTATCTCCTAATGTAGTTGTACCACATGCTGTTCTTGGACTAATTTTATTTACTTTTATTTCACTCATAATTTACCTATTGAAATTTATACCTTATTACCACAATTCCACTGCCACCAACACCACCTTTTTGTGGAGATGTACACGCTGGTTGTCCTGGTTGATCATTTCCAGTTCCACCTGCACCGCCACCTGTATTAGCAGTTCCATTTGATCCTTCATTACCTTCTGGACCACCTGCACCGCCGCCACCAGTTCCACCTGCTCCTGCTGCGCCACCTGGAATATATGATCCACCTCCACCACCACCTGCATAAGCTACTGGTGAAGCTGTTATAGAGGTTGTTGCTCCTGCACCACCAGTTCCTGGCGCTGCATTTGCTCCTGCTGCTGTAGCACCTCCGCCACCTCCACCTGCGTAAGGGGAACCTGATTGTGCAGCTCCACCATCAAATCCTTGTGAGGGACTTACCGGAGGAGTATTACCACTTCCACCAACGTGATTTGGAGATATAGAAGGGATATTTGTATAACCATTATAAGCACCGCCCCCACCTGCACCACCATCTCTTGTTATTGTTGTTCCACAAGTTTGACCGGCACTAACACCTCCACCACCACCGGTTGATGTAATTGTACTAAAAACTGAACTACCACCCACTCCACCACTACAAACTGGACTTGGTCTAAAAACTCCTGCAGTTCCTCCAGCACCTACTGTGATTGGGTAAGCTTGTGCTGTAACAGTTACTGCTGTTCCGCCTGGATTTCCATTTAATGGAGAAGCTGTATAACAATCAGCTGGACCTTTGTATTCTCTAAAACCGCCAGCTCCACCACCGCCGCCGTGTCTACCTCCACCACCGCCGCCGCCAGCAACTACTAAATAAGAAACTATATTTTCTGCAGCTGTAGCAGATGCGTTACTAACTGTAAAAGTGCCGGGACCTGTAAAAGTATGTATTTTAAAATTTCCTGAAGTTGTTTCTGTTCCACCAGAAGCTACTAAAAAAGGATTACCAGTGACATTGGAAGTTGAATCTTGTACATTTTTCCAACCTTCAGTATCATCTACGTAAACTAAAGTAACTGATTGACCCTCTGTACTTAAAACTGTCGATGCCGCAACACCACCTATTTTTTGTGATCCATTTGGTGAAATAGTTAAATTATGTGTTTGAAAAGTATTTGTATAATCTGCTACAGATACAATATTACCTGCAGTTCCTGCTGGTAAGTTCATTGTGATTGCACCAGAAGATGTATCTGCAAAATAACCTTCTCCATTTGCTGCTGTAAAAGTTGTTGTTTTAATAGATCCTGTTTGCCAATCAACAGTTCCGGTTCTACCAAAACCTGTTTGCGATGCACCTGATGCTAAAGCAACAGTTTTTCCACATCCACCTACAGTTAATGTAGATCCTGATTCTGTTGTTATTGTATTTACTTTAATTGTACTCGTCATAATTATTGAAATTTATACCTTATTATTACTATACCTGATCCGCCTGCTCCACCACCAGTATCATAAGATCCTGATTCTCCTCCACCACCTCCACCTGTATTTGCAGCGGCTGCTCTAGAAGTAGAAGGAATATTTGTTAATGGTGCACTAACATTTCCTATAGCGCCTACACAACTTCCACCTGCTCCACCTGGTACTCCTCCACCACCAGCTCCTCCTCCACCACCTCCAGCATAAGCTGTTGGTGATCCTGAAATTGTTGTAGTGCCTCCAGCACCGCCAGCACCTCCTGGACCAGTAGAAACACTTCCTACTGCTGTAGCACCGCCTCCGCCACTACCTCCAAGAGGATTTGCAGCTCCAGCGCCACCATTATTTCCTTGTGGTGGACTAACAGATGGTGTGTTTCCACTGCCTGCGGCTACACAAGCTCTAGCACCACCTCCACCTGATCCACCAGATATTCCTGCTGTAGAACCTGGACCAGTTCCTCCACCTCCACCTCCAGTAGAAGTTATTGTTGAAAAAATTGAATTTGAACCAGAAGTTCCCGCTGGACCACCACCTGGTGCAGGACCTGGAGCTCCACCTCCACCTCCACCTACTGTAATTGGAAAAGCGGTTACTGAAACTGGTAAAGCAGAAACACAAGCACCTAAAGGTGATTTTGAATAACAACCTGATGCAGCTCCTGACGATTCTCTATACCCACCAGCGCCACCTCCTCCTCCACCATCTCTACCAGCCCCACCTCCGCCAGCTACAACTAAATAATCTACTGTGTTTGAACCTGATGCATTACCTACAGCAGAAACACAAAAAGTTCCTGGGCCGGTAAACGTGTGAACCTTAAAATTCGTACAAACTGTTGAGACTGTTCCACCTGTTGCAGATATAAATGTTGGAATTACTGATGCAGAGGCAAAATCATTATCTTGAATTGATCTCCAACCAACTGTTGAGTCAATATAAACTAAAGTTATTCCTTCACCTTCAGTGCTTAAAATTACTTTACCACCTGCTACACCACTATTTATTTTTTGAGATCCAGCCGTTTGAACCGTGCAATTAGCAGTGTTAAAAGTATTTCTATAATCTTGTATTGAAACAATTGATCCAGCACTTCCCGTAGGTAAAGTTGCTGTTACTGCTCCACCATTTGTATCAACAAAAAATCCTTGACCATTAACAGCAGTAAAATCTGTTGTTTTAACTGAACCTGTTTGCCAATCAACAGTTCCTGTTCTACCAAAACCTGATTGAGTGGCACCACACGCTAAAGTTACAGCCGTGCCTGATCCACCTAAAGTTAAGGTTGAACCACTTTGTTTATCAATTTCGTTTACTTCTATTTTAGACAATGACTAATACTCCTGTTACTGTTATTGTACCAGGAACAGTTATTGGTCCTGCAAGAACACCGTTCTCGACAGTTTGTGTACCATCCATAGTAGCTGCTTGATTTTTTATAAATTCATCTGGAGCTGTTTGACCTCCGATGTATTGGATTCCATTTACTACTGCCGTCATAATTCCTCCTACGAACTAATATCGTCTATGAATGAAGTGATAATATCTAAACTAGAAGCAGTGTTGCTATTAGCTTTTAATATATCACCATTCTTTAAAACAATTTTTGCTCCACCTTGAATTAATTCAATCGCACTGTTTGGTGGGACTGAAACGTCTTTAGCTAGAAAATGATCATTACTGCTATTTTCAATAAAAACGTCAACTAAAATAGTAGAGGTAGTAACATTACAACATCTAATTCCAATAACTGCATCAAAGTCTCCACCAGTTATTAAAGTAACTTCAGATGTTCCAACGTTTCTTTGTAAATTGTTTCTAAAATTTTGTGCCATAATTTATTCCTTTATAACGCAACAGCCATAGCAAGTGCAAAACCTGCTGAAGCTGCTCCTACCGGATCTCCTGATGCATCCAAGAAAACCGATTTACTTGCTGGTAGAGTACAGAATACATCTTTTGTACCTGCGCTAAAATCAACAACTGCATCTGAATTAGAACTAGAAATAATTGTAGTTCTTTGTAAATTAGTTGTAGAACTTAATGTCCCTAGACCAACTTCAAATTCTGATGTACCTTGATTAAAAATACAATAGTATGTTGTATTACCAACTCCTACTCCAGTGTTAAAAGTTTCAAAACCTGTAACTGGTGTATTATCAATCGCAAAAGTAGTTTGACTGTTTCCAGTCGCTGTGCTGTTTACTTTTACTCTATCATTTATTACTAACGCCATTTATCTCCTTATGATGTTATACTTATAATCGCATTACTTGGTGTAGTAGGATCAGGATACGAAATTGTAAAAGTTCCGTTTGTCGCTGTCTTGTTACCACCAAAATCTAAAACTACACACAATTTATTAGAAGCACTTGTATTATAAATAGCTGCAAATGCTGCTGTAAAAGTTGCACTAGCAAAAGTTGTATCTGCAAAGTCAATTGCAGTTGTAGCAGTTGTTGCTGTAACTGTTTGACTTGTCAATGCTTTACCGCCTGAAGGATAGTTACTACTTCCTGCAGAACTAACTTCGTCTGTGGATGAAAACACTGTGCTTGATGTTGTGTAAGGATTAGCTGTGTATAATGCTATTTTAAAAGAGTCACCACCAGAACTAAAATTATGCGTTCCTGATGCGAGTTCACCTTTAAAACTGAATGGTACTATGTTTGCCATTTTTTTCTCCTATTTATTTTCCATAACTTGATGGTGGTTTAACGTTAAGTTGAGCCCGAACTTCACCATCTTGATATTCGTCTCTGCGTCTGTTCCCGATTTGCTCGAGAGCATACGATTCTAAAGCTTCGTCATACGACGCTTTATAGTATTGTAACATATCTGCTGGGCCTTTCAAGTACCCATATGCATTTACTAAGCATGCGTATAAAAGTAAATCTGAATATTTATTTGACAAATATGTGCCAGTCGTATCTGTCGTAATTGTTGGTGGCTCTTTGTCATAAGCTAGTGTAATTTCGTAAGTTCTATCAGGTGTTGGAGCTACTACCCAAAACTCCTCGTCCCAATTTGCATAATATTTAGGAATATCTACAGCTGAAGTACCTGGTGTAGAGTAATATTCTGCAATAAAACTAGTGTCTCTCTGTTCTAAATAAAATTGATCACCCTCTGAATTTG